TATTCTCTCTGAAGCAGTACATGCACCTAAACCAGCTCCCGATCAATATAGTGTCGTAAGCACCAACCGAACACCTAAACAGCAGCCCTTGCAGTTTACGGGTGGTAATCCACTCATGGAAGCATTAAATATGACAAGCAGAGCCATGACCTCTGAGGAATACCAGAGTGATTACACTCAGTCACCGAGCACCGTTAGGGCTAATATGTCTGAGATGTTTGCAGGTAGTTCTTACTCCGTCAAGCCAACCTATAAACCAGTCTCTGAAGATCCTAGAGCAGTAGCATCAGCAATCGCTGCAGCACCTAAAGTAGGGTTAGATCTCTCTCAGCTAGGTTTTATCAACAAAGCAGCCGCTATCGTAAAGCTAGCTGATAAGAAGAGTCAACCATATGGCTTTTAACGTACGTAGGATTAACCCACTCGATCTACAGCCTAGAAAAGCTGTAGGAGTAGCTCTCCCCTTCCAAAGCAGAGCTGTTTTTAATTCTACCTACACCACCAAAGATGCCACCAGGACAAATTTAATAAATTTCTTTTTAACAGCGCAAAATGAGAGAGTTTTTAACCCTAGATTTGGATCCGGGATTAGAAATTTACTTTTTGAAAACTTAACTCAAGAGAGTATTGATATTGCTACCGAGAATATTACGCAAGGCTTGCAGATATATTTCCCGCAGGTCGAGATAAGGAATTTGCAATTAGTTCCAATTTACGATGAAAACCTTGTAAACTTTGAGCTAAAATACGCTATTAGAGAGACAGGAATAACTGACGAGCTTACAATAAATTTTGAACTATAATGGCAGAGGAAAGAGACATAAAGTACATTAACAAGTCGTTTAGTAGCTTCAAACAAGAGCTAATAAACTACACTAAGAATTACTTCCCAGACACATACAACGATTTCTCACCAACTTCGCCCGGTACGATGTTTATAGAGATGGCTGCATACGTAGGAGACGTACTAGCCTTCTACCAAGACACCCAGTTACAAGAAACATACCTACAATACGCCCAGGAAAGTAAGAACCTTTACGCACTCGCATATGCGATGGGATACCGTCCAAAAGTAAGCACAGCATCACAAGTGATTCTAGATGTTTACCAAACTGTACCTGCTAAGCTAGTAGGAGGTCAGCAAGTACCTAATTACGACCAAGCTCTAACAGTACTAGGCAACACACAACTTCAGTCAACTACAGGATCTCCTGTAAAGTTTTTAATTGAAGATACAGTAAACTTCGGATTTTCAAGCTCCTACGACCCAACTGAGGTAAGTATCGACTCATCAACCGGCAATACGATTAATCTTTTTCTACTAAAAAAACAAGTAAAAGCTATCTCTGCAGAAGTAAAGACCCTAACCCTGCCAGTAGGTGCACCTGAGAAGTTTAAGACTGTAAATATAACTGATGATAATATCTTAGGTGTTTTAGACATTGTGGAGACCGGGAATACCAGATGGTACGAAGTACCTTATCTAGGTCAAGATACTACATTTGTAGAGCAGACGAATCTAAGCTCCGACGCCAGCACCACACCCTACAGCTTGCAGGTACAAAAAGTACCTCGAAGGTTTGTTACTAGATTTACATCCACAGGCACTCTTCAGGTACAGTTCGGAGCAGGTACATCAGGACAGAGCGACTCCATAATAACACCAGACCCTACTAATGTAGGCTTAGGAGACCAGATTATAGGTGTGTCAAAAATCGACACCGCTTACGACCCTTCTAACTTTATGTACACAGGAGCCTACGGACTAGCACCCGCAAACACAACCCTTACCATCAGGTACCTTACAGGCGGAGGCGTTGAAGCTAACGTACCTTCAGATACCATCACAACTATACTAGCCTCCTCAGTAACAGCAACTGTAACAGGTTCAGCAAGTAGTCTACTTTTTACAAATCCTAATTCTGCCGACGGCGGCAGGGATGGAGATACTTCTGAAGAAATCAGGCAGAACTCACTTAGAAGTTTTAACGAACAGTTAAGAACAGTAACAAGAGATGACTATGCTGTCCGCGCTCTTTCAATGCCTCCTAAATTTGGTACAGTAGCTAAAACTTATGTAACCCAAGATCAGCTAACGAGTAGTAATTCTACGACTGATAGCATAATTGATAGTAATCCTCTCTCCCTATCTCTTTATATCCTATCATACGATGGGAATAAAAAACTCGCTACATCTAGCGCTACTTTAAAGTCCAATTTAAAGACTTACTTAGGTCAGTATAAGATGATTACGGATGCAGTTAATATAAAAGATGCTTTTATAGTAAACATAGGAATAACCTACGAGATTATAGTATTGCCTAATTTTGCAGGAAGAGATGTACTATTTAACTGCACCAAAGTTCTTAAAGATTTTTTTGCAATAGAAAAATGGAATATTAACCAAAGCATCAACCTATCTAGTCTCTTCCCGTTACTAGACAGAGTCAAAGGAGTCCAAACAGTCCAGAGTATACAAGTCACTAATAAGGTTGGAGGTAACTACTCTCAGTACGGATACGATATCAAAGGAGCAACTAGAAACAATACCGTTTATCCTTCATATGACCCCTGTATTTTTGAAATTAAATTCCCAGACACTGACATAGTCGGCCGCGTAACTTCATTATAAGGTATTTATTATAAACTATGGCAATCTATAGAATTTTTCCCGACAAAACAGCAACTCTCTATTCAAGGTACCCGGTTTTTAGTACCGGTCTTGATGAGATAATGGAAGTAGACTCCTACTTTGTAGGAGATATCGGGTATGTAGCTAGAACAGTTATAGCATTTAACACCCAGGAACAGAAAGATTTAATTAACAACGAGATATCTTCTTCTCTTGCAACTAAAGGACTTAACCTTCTTAATTTCTCTTGTTCATTAAGAGCATATCTAGCCGAAGGTAAAGAAGTTCCTATCGAGTACAAAGTAGAAGCTTATCCTTTATTTGATAGCTGGGCCAGAGGTACCGGAAAATTTGGCGATGTTCCTTATGCAACTGATGGAGTAAGTTGGATTTACAACAACCCCCCCACCAGCTGGACTAACCCTCCAGTAGCTAACACCACAGCCTCGTACTCCGGAAGCGGAGCTGTAGAGGGAGGACTATGGTACACCGGCTCTAATGGAATTAGCTTATATCATTCCCAGGCTCACACTATTAACTCTACCCACGACCTAGACATAGACGTTACTAATTCGGTAAAGCTTCACTACTCTCATTCAATAGGTCAGACCCAATACGGTTTAGCAAACAACGGCTTTATTTTAAAGCTTACCGGAAGTTTGGAGTTTCAAACCAATAGAAACCTTTTCCTAAAGTACTTCTCTGCCAACACTCACACCATCTACCCGCCCGCCCTAGAGTTTAAATGGGACGATACAGTCAGGAGCACCACCTTAACACAGATCACGGAGGATAACCCCGTCATCACCCTCAGTAATAATAAGGGGAACTACACCGACGAAGGTAAGCAAAGATTCAGGCTGAGTGTAAGACCGAAGTACCCTACTAGAACTTTTGCAACTAGCTCAAGTTACCTAACAAACTATGTTCTCCCCGCTACTTCGTACTGGGGACTTAAAGATGAGAACACCGAAGAGATGGTAATTGATTTTGATACTACGTTTACTAAAATTAGCGCTGATAATACCAGTAACTACTTTGATGTATATATGAGCGGCATTCAGCCTGAACGTCACTACAGAGTCCTTATCAAGACTGAGATCGGCGGTACTACTACTATAAATGACGGCTCAAATACTTTTAAAGTTGTAAGAAATGGCTGAAGAAGTACGTTTAAGTAGAACTGTTCTAGATCGTAGTAAATTTAACGCAGTCGTTGATAGGTCTTTCAAAACATTTATAGAACCGACTCCTGAACAGGATCCAGACACAATACAAGAACTGTTTAGACTTTACGATAAGCTATTCTTTACTATTCCCATAAGGGGAGAAACCAACTCCCACGAACACCTAGTAAAGAGGAGCTCAGAAGTATATTCTTCTGAAGATAAGTCAGCTGAAATTCAACCCTTACTAGACGAGATTGCACAACTCCGTCAGGAGCTTTTAGAAAGCAGTACTGAAATAGTAAAACTTAGTGCACAGACAGTCCAACAATCAGAAGTCTAATGGCAGAAACTACATACATATTAACTGAAGAAGTTCCAAATGTAGAAGGGATTAACAACTACTCAGCCGAAGATACAGGGTTAGTAGATCAGTATATTATTAATTCTGAGTTTAACTCTACAACTGACCTTATTGAGCTATCGATATACGCTCAAGACAACACTTTACTTCAGTTAATTCCAAACTATACCGGATACAAGGAGCTAGGTAACTCAGCAAGCGCAGGTAAGGAAGGAACTAGCGTTCTCTATATTGACCCTATTCAAGATAGTCAAACTCTAGGTTACAACCAAGGAGGAGTCTCTCTACTTTACAACTTCTTAAGGAATATCTCGGATGTAAGCTTATTTATTTCAGAAATTTCTCCCGATAGAACGGAAATAAAAGCTAAGACTTTAGAAGAAGTCCCTGAGCTGCTGCTTGCTATAGCTGAACTTCAAAAAGAGTTAAATACATCAACCTACTTTTACGATTTTAGATTAAATTTTCTAAACGGTACCCTTTTAATAGGTATAAATGTAAACGTAGATAGCGATAGAAATATCGTAATAAAGCTTTACGAACCCCTACCGGCTGCAATTAACACCAAAGTAAACTTTAGATTAGTAGAAGTAGTAAGCGATAGTGTAAATTACAGTATTGAAGCTGTAACACAGCCGGATGCAGAAGTATTCCCTACACTGAGAGGCCCTAATTTCACATCAGAACTCGACGGACAGTCGGCTCAACCAACTGAATTTCTAGACTACAATCAGCTATATCTTTTTCCAGTTACCAGCAGCTACTATAGGTTGCTAAATCAAGTAAGTCAGAGCGGAGCCGAAATAAATATTGACTACGCTGATTACAGTAACTTTGTTCATTTCTCCTCAGCTCAAGAGAGGTTAAACAATTTCGCACATAAACTCGAATTAATACAGACCTACAACAGCGCATCTAACGCAATCAGTACAGCACTTAGTACAACCGCATCCCTAGCCTCTTCTACAAGCGTAACGTTTTATCAAAACTTAGTTAAGGGTGTAATAGAGAAATTCGACGGATACGATAACTACCTATTTTTTGAAAGCTCTAGCTCTACTTGGCCAAAATCAGGAAGTGCCTTACCGTACGTAAACTTTCCAGTTAGCAACGCCACAGCGATTAACTGGTTTAATTCACAGTCACTAGTCGCCTCACTTTATGATGAGGTAAATCAGAGTAGCCTAGTCTACACGGTT